CCGCCGCCGGGAGCAACATGATTAAATTAAATATTGTAACAAAATGACCGAATTCGAACGCGGCGCAAAGGTTCGCCGGATCAATACCCTGATGTCGGCCTGCCGCCTGATCCCCAATCGGGAGGACATCCTGGCGTTGTGGGATGCCCGCAGCTATGACGAACTTACCGACAATGAGATCGTCGCCCTGCAGGCATATATGGAGTTTGCCCACCGTGCCAAGACGACCCCGGCCTCTGACGCGATCCGGCGTCTCCGGTCGCAGGTCCTGGCACACCTGACGAAACTCGGGATGTACGCTTTGCCCGAGGATTGGACGAAGGTGAACCGTTTCCTGCTGCAGCGGCGGATATGCGGGCGTCTGCTCTATATGCTCGATGCGCAGGAACTGCAAGCACTGGTGCGCAAACTGCGGGCCATCGGAGACAAGAAGCCCGCCACGACCTCACGGCCTTCGGTTCAGGTGACGCCGATCTACATCATTCCGGGAGGCGGTCCGACCGTGGTGAACTGACATAAAAAAGCCCTGCAATATTGCTATCACAAGGCCGACCTGCTACAAAGATAGTCAATAATTGCGGAAAATGGCATACAACAACAAAAATCACATCCGAAAACGTGAGCATGCGGTGCGGATCACGAAGCAGTACTATGAACCCGGGCGGCAGGATAGGTGTCTGAAATGGGTGTGGAAAAAGTACATCTACGACCAGTTTCATGTCGAATATGCTGCCTATTTGTCCTGGCTCCGCAAAGAACGCGAACGCACGCAGCAGGACATCCGACAACCAACTCTGTTCGATTGATTTTATTCAGGGCTTTCGATCTGCTTCAGGTTGAAAGCCTTGTATTTTTCCAATTCACTCACAACCTCCGGATACTTTATTGGTAAACCGTCAATGAAACGATCAATGTCTTCTATTAAGTATTGCCGTCGCTTTAGGATAGCTGATTTCCGCACCAGTTGAGCGATGGCACTTTCCCAGTAGCGGCGGTAGTTTGAGGCGAGAGAACAGTATTTCTCACGGATCATCTCGTCAATATCCATTTTATCAGGGTGTTCAAGGTGTTCAAATTCCTGCGGGGTGATGGTTGTCCGCCAATTCGTCTCAAATTCGTTGATCCCTTTTTTTAGAATTGCAGAATAGTTGGACTGTCCGGATAGCCCTTTGAGTTCTTCAATGATATTACGAAGATTTTCCGCTTTCTTGAGTAGTGTGTGGTCCGAATTACACTCTTGAAACTCGCGCATAGAGGCAAGTGCAACGTGTACGGTCAGCCAATGATCCCGGGAACTGCTCGGATTACATTGAACTGCAGGGGTTATCGAAGTCGGAGTATGCTCTTTCGGTTTAGGGGTGTTGACGGGAGTTGTCAAGATTTTCCAAATTTTGCTCCAGTTGGACATATACGCTTGTTTTGTTTCAAAAATAGTAAAAAAAGCAATCTTATGCGAAACAGCCCGGCAAATTGCCGGGCTGTTTCGTTACGAGCGTTCCGTGGTGATGTCGATCTGGACGCCTTCGGCCTTTTTTCGCGGCTTATAGGCTGCGTTGTCCGTCCCGCCGAACCGGAACTGCATGACGTATTCACGGATCGCATCTTCACGTTTCACCCGCCGCAGGGATGTGCGCGTAAGGCCCGAAAACCCCTCTCCGGAGAGTCCCTGCAACTGGGTGTAGATCAACCGCAGCAGGACGAACATGCGGAATGCTTTGTTACGGTTCGGTGCGAGGGCTGAAATGTTTACGGGATCGAAGTGCGCTACCCGTACGGTCAGGATCGCCTCGCCCAGTTGCACCTTTCGCGTGCAGTCCGAGAACTCGGCCTCGGCAATGTCGATCAGCACGCACGGGAAATTGACGGGCGGCCGCTCGTTGTAGAAATCCAGCTGTCCCCAATCCTCGGCCAGATAGGCGATCTTCTCGGGGAGCAGTTCCAGCAGTCGGTCCTGGACTGCGATCATTGCATTTTCAATCATTTTAAAGACGTTTAAACGGTGTTTTACCGAGGTTGCAGGACTTTTGCGAGTTCCCGGAAAGCGCTCTGCAGGTTTTGGTGTATAACCTCCCGTACCGCCTGCCGGACACGGGGATGGTCGCCGATAAATTGGCGTTGTGGAATTGTTATATGATCCTTTTTTGTCAAAGCCATATTTTTCCAGAACTGCGCCTTCGCTGACAGCATTCGATTACGCTGGGTATTGTTGGCCTGACGCTTCTTGATTGAGTAGGTAATGCTTTCGGCATTTTGGCGATACATGTACCAAAAGTATTTCCGCATCCGGGGTGTGATCTTGATCTTTCCGCCCCGGTTGTGCAGCCCCATGTAGGGCGTATCGGTCGAGAACTCAACGCCGTTCTGCCGGATGGTCCCCCGAATACTGTTACGGCCATATCCTGTATCATTAAGAAGCTTGTCACCGTTCCCCGGAGATTTCCGTCCTGGCCAGGGGCGGTCGAAAAAAGCCCGGCGTTGGAAGTTGCGGTCGAACTCGTCGAGCAGTTCGACCTTCAGATCGGTCAGGATTTTTCGCTTCAGATCAAATAATTTCGGCATTTTACTTGCTTTTCGCGTTTTAAAATGTTATTTTTGCGCAAAGCGCAAACTATGATTGATAAAGAGTTTAAAACCAGCGACGAATGCTGCCAAAACTGCAAGCATTACCTTGGGGATGATCGATGTCTGGCATTCGATAGCATCCCCCGGGATGTGTTCCTGCCTCTGCGTCCCCATAACTCCATAATGAAGGGACAGAAGGGAACGTATGTGTTTGAGCCTCGGGAGGTGAATGTGATGCGTGCATACGTGGAGTAAGCGGAGAAATTATTCTCCGCTTTTTTTATACCTCGCCTCATATTCGGCCTTTATCATTTCTCCTACATGCGAAGCCAACTCCCGAGGGTTAGGATTGTTCAAATATTCGCTCCACGCCTCGGCGACGAACTCTTTTAGATTGGTCATCGCATATTTCGACAGGTTGTCTTTGATGTAGCCTGCACCCAGGACGATCGCTTCCTGATACCAGTCTTTCGAGCCAAGCTGCTGTGACACATGGAGCAGTTCGTCGATACGGTGTCCGAGTTCATGGTCGAACACGGATTTCACCGTGTCGCAACCTTCCGGATGGAATTTGGCTTTTACGTCGCCCTGTAAGGATTCCGTTATCTTCGTTCCAGCCCAGGCTGTATTAAATACCACGCCGTCTAATCCATACTCCTTACCTGCCGAATGGGAATACGCATAACAGCTGGTGTAAGCCACCTTCCGGGCCCGGCGCATAGCTACCTTTTGGATGTCCTCGTCCCTCGCCCAGCTATTGTGCGGGTTGCTTCTCATTTCTTTGAAAAACTCCTCTGCAAAGGCCTTGACACGCCCCTGCATCGAGCCAACAAAATGCACCTCTTCCCGCAACTCAGGGAATGTTTTGAAGTGGGAACTAACGCATTCGAATATATCACGAACCTGCGCCATGTCGGACTTCTTAAATCCGTCGAGGCGGCATTTTACACCGAGCTGTGCGCGGAACGCTTCCTCGGCCTCGGCAATCGTCTTGGCAGCAAACCCATTTTTAACCTCCCGCTTGTCGGCCATATCGGTTATTACCGTTTTTGCCTGGATTGAAAGGTTGTAATACGGATGGTGTTTCGGGAAAATCACTCTATCCATGCCGGGATTGAAACGGAACATTTCAGCGCGGTTACGTCCCTGACTGTCGAGGTCCGTGGTCGCTTCGCGTACAAGCTGTGAAACCTCGTTCCGATCGGTGTAATCGTATTTGCCCTTGCGTACCTGCACGACCCTGCACCGACATTTCCATCCGTTCGGCGGCATGATCTCCGACCAGCACGGATCGTCCTGCGGACGGGTCAGTCCTTCGAGTTTCGCATGCGCGGGCCGTACTTTGCCGTCGTTGGCCGTGCGGTATTGCAGATCGTAATCATTCCCTTCTCGCTCGATTTCGGCCCATTGCGCCGCCGCCTGTGCGGAGTGTACGGCAAACTGATGTTCTGCCTCCAGATAGCGTTCGTTGTACTCGGGGTGTATCTGTCGGACCTCCTCGAAAAACTTTCCGAACGGTTTGATCCGTCCCCGATCATCGCGCAGGAGCTGCGAGGCCTCACGCAGTTCGTGATAGGTCTTGCAGCCCGAAAACACGAACACGTCGCGCCCGAGCCTGTCGGCCATTTCCGTCGGAATTTCAGCATCCTTCAGTCCGATGTTGACCCCTTCCATCAGGGCGTCGGTTATTTCGTCGATCAGCGTCCGGATCGGCTGATCCTCGAGCATGTCGGGACGAAAGTCCCCGGCCTTTTGCAAGTGCTTTGCGGCGTTTCGGAACGTCGACAGACGCACGACAGGCTTTTTGTCTTTGCCGCCCTCCGCTGCCAGCGTCACCGGATCACCCAGTCCGTAGACCGCCGCCAGTCTTTCGTGCAGCCCCCTGTACGCGATCAGGGGGCGGTTGCGAAAAAATCGACTTCCCGGGGCTGCGGCACGGACAGCTGTCCCGGCACGGTGAAGGCCTTATCGGTGCAGACGATGCCGAACTTCTCCTCGATCCAGTCGTTCGGCACGTCCTTGAACTGAAGGAGCTGCACGACCATCGCCCACAGTTTTTCGACGTCCTCCTCCTGCTGCCAGGAAAACACGCTTCCCTCGGGCAGAATGCCTATGTACACCAGAGCGGGGATCACCGTGGAGTTCCAATATCCCGCCAGCATTTTACGGTCCGCCATCACCAGCTTTTCGAACAGCCGGATGCTGCTCTCCTCTTTGGAGCGGTTGCCGTTCACGGTGTCCTGTCCGATCACGGCTCCGTTCACCAGCACCGAGACCGCCTCCTTGCACAGGGCGATCAGGTTGTTGTAGACATCGCCGTTGGTGTCGGCTCCCTTTGCGAACTGGAACTCCTCCGTGCGGTCGATGATGAAGTAGGCCGCCGCCCCCATGTCGCGCAGCATGGCCTCGGCGCGGTCGAGCATGGCGGGGTCCTGCGTGTCGGTCTTCATAAAGCGGGGCGGGATGCCGTATATCTCGCAGAGCTCCGACCAGCAGGATTGCGCGAAGCGCATGAACAGCACGTGCGGCACGGCCTTGTTCAGCAGGCCGTAGTCGTGATCCTTGCCGAACTCCAGGATGAAGTTCCCAAACTCCCGGACCTCGCGGTACTGGAGGCCTTTACTGTCGTCTTCCCGGAACAGCAGCATCCCCTTCTCGGGAATCACGTTCTGCCGGGGCAGCAGGGTGACGGCCACGGGTTCGGTTGTGTTCCCGGTCGTCGTGAGTTCCACGAGCGTATGACCGTACATCACGCTGTCGAGGATGTGGGTGTTGAGCTCCGTGACCCATGATGCCGCATTGAGGACCGCCGTAGCCTGGTCGTCGATCTCGTCGCCTACCTTGATCTCGAAAGGTGTCAGGAGCGTCGCCTTCTGCCGCAGTTCGATCTGCGAGGTGAGATGTGCGCAGAGCATCACGTCGTCGTAAAGATTCATCAGCCGTGCCCGGCGCGGATTGTCGACGTTATCCGCCGCGCGCAGCGCCGACCGCCAGGTGGCGATGTCGGACCGGGTCCGCGACAGGGTTTTCGGAACGATACTGCGGATGTAGCCCTCGCGCCGCCTGGCTGTTTTCGGACCATTCGTTTTTACGGCCAAATTCGCGGTCTTATTCGTGGCGTCGTGGGTTTTCCTGCTTCTGTTCTTTTTCTGCATTGTGTGAACGATTAAAGGGTATTTAAACGGTGTTTAGTCATCGAAGCCGTGGCGGAACTTGCGGCGGCTACCCATCCGGGCAGTGATGCGGACCTCTCCGTCTTCGGTCTTGAGCAGCGGCAAACCGGGTGCGAGGGGCTTGTC